TCGACTTCCGCCGTGTTGGTGCTCGGTCCCTGGATCAGCGTCACAGTAGCTCCCTCACTTCGTAGGCGATCGCGCGCAGGCCCATCACGAGCCAGGGGCACGACCAGTAGACAACCGCCTTCTCCGTTTCGGTCACGATGCCGGCATACGTCACCGGGTCGGCCGATGCCCTGTCGCCTGCGTCGCCGTTGGTCAGCGTGCGAGGAAGCTCGCTCACGATGACCATGCTGCCGACGGTCGCCGGGGTAAGAAGCGTTACTTCGAACGAGCCTCCGGTGGATGGAGTCGATCCAAGGTCGACTTCCAGCCAGTAGACTCCGCCGCCTCCACCGCCACCGCCGATGACGGCGCCGATGTCGTCAAGCGTCGCCGACAGGATCTTGCCGCCATCGAGCACCGCAACCGTGCTTGAGCCCGACAGCGTGCCCGACGTGTTACCCGCAGGATCGACGACACCCGGCGACAGGTTGTCCCGCACCAGCGACGCCGTTTTCTGCGCCTGCTGGATCGCCACGCGCCGCTCACCGGCACGCTCCCGCGTCGGGTTGCCAGATGGCCCGGAACTCCTCACGACGCACCCCGGCAGCAGTCGCACGCCCACAGACGGACGCCGAGCCGATGCATGCAGTCCAGCCACGCGAAGAGGCCGCACAGTTCGCAGCCGTTGGCGATCATCACTGCACCTTCATCGCGACGACGCCACCAGCAGCGAAAGCGGCCGACACGCTGGCGATCGGGATGATGGTGCCGATGACGGCGTTGCCCACCGCGACCGTGCCACCGCCCGGCATCGTCAGCGTCAGGCCGCTGCTGCACGTCGCCGTGATGTAGAGCGCGTCCGCCGCGCCGATGCTGTAGGCGACGCTGGTCGTGGCGGCGACGGCTTGCGCGTAACTGGTGAACGTGGGGAGCGATGCCATGTTGTGTCCTCAGACTGTCGAGTAGCCGGTAAGTGCGTCCAACGCCGAGCCCGTGCCCATGGGCGTCTGGCCAAGATCCTTCGCCGTAGCGGCCTGCTGCTGCGCCATGGCCAACTCGGCCTGCTGCGCTTGTGCCGCCGCCCGTGCATCCCGCAGCGCCTGCACTTGATCCTTGGACATGACAGCCTTCGCCGGCACGCCCAAGTTCGATGCGGAGTCGCGCAAGATCCAGTCGGTGTCGACGCCGTCCCAAATGCTCGGGTCGGCCTTCGCTTGCGCCATGCCGCCGATCAGCATGAGCCAGCGTTCCACTGCGTTGACGCTCACCGCCTTCTGGGCTTGGTAGAGCACCGACAGGAACTCTGGCGTGAAGTCGCGGCCTTGCAGCAGCTCCGGCGGCGGCGGCAGGGCACCGCCTTCCTGTAGGTAGTAGTAGATCAGCTCCAGCAGCGGCACCAACAGCTCGTCGTGCAAGTTCTGCATGACGGGGCCGAGCATGAGCATTTTCTCTTCGACACGCTGGGCAACTTCGGTTGCCGTCATCTTCGTGTCGACGCCAGCCATCGCCAGCATCTGGAACAGGTCCAGGAAGAGCGTCTGCTGGATCTGCAAGCGCACGTCGGCCATCGACGCACGCAGCCAGCTCGGGTCACTCGGTTGCTCGATGAGCCGGCGCACGCCACCGCTCGGCGTCGTCTGGTCGTAGTAGGTGATGCCGTTGGGCGACGTGTCCACGTCGTCGTTCTTGAGCGCGGTCGGCACCTGGACGGGCGGTTCCGCCTCACGCGCGATCGCCTTGCCCTCCGACAGCGTCTGCAACTGCAACTGGCGCACGAACGGCAGCGCATCCATGCACGGGGAGCGGCCGTAGATGTCCTCGCCCTCGCGACGCCAGCGCGGTGCCAGCACGGGGAAGTGGCGAAACCCGCCTTCCTCCAGCAAGCCGTCGCTCTCGCGCTGGTTGGTGCCGAACTCGTAGTAGTACGAGCCGTAAGGCATGTCCTTCGCCAGCGGGCTGTTGATGTTGCGGCGCGGCCGTTCCTCGATGGCATGCACCACCTTCCACCAGCCATCCCACTCGCGGCGCTTGTAGGCGTCGCGCACCTGACGGCTGCAACGATCGCCCCACCGCTCGTACATCTGCGCCGTGGTAAGCCACACTTCCCGGTAGCAGGCGTTCACCTTCCCCTTGCTGTCCTGGCCAAGCCAGTAGGAGCCGGTGACCAGCGGGTGGAGGTGAATGACGTTGTCGTAGTCCGGGAGGGCAAGCGCGGCCCCGGTGCCGAACACGACGAGTTCCCGGTAGATGTGCGGCAGCACCCGGTACGTGTTCGACTTCTGCAACGCGCGCCGCTGAATCGCGGTCACCTCGTCCAGGTAGCGTTGAACGTCCGAGTCCTCCAACGCCTCCTGATCGTCCAGCGTGTTCCGGTGCCACTGTCGCGCCGGGCTGGTCGTGTTCGACATGATGCCGGCCACGCAGCGGTGCATGGCCAGCTGCGCCGAGGCGTCGTAAACGTGCTGCTGCCGCGTCTCGCCGCTCTTGCTCTGCGGGCTCGTGTCGTCGTTGATCCGCGCCCCGCACGGGAACTGTTCCTCCAGCTCCACCCAGTGCGACTCGTGCGACGTGCGGTTCGCCTTGAGGCCAGCCAAGCGGCGGTCCAGGCGATCCCGCGTCGTCATGCCTTCCAGCGCGGCGGCGACCATCAGCCCCCCAGCGCCGAGCTACGGCCCAGCTTGAGGCGCCCCAGTGCCACGCCAGCGGGACCGGAGAGCATCGAGGAGATGCCCATGCCGCGTTCACCAGCGAGAAGGGCGGACACGTCGGCGGGACGGCGCGCTGCCTTCCGTTGCGCCTCGGCAGCTTGGCGTTCCTGGCGCATCGCAGCATCTTCGGCGAACTGCTGCGCCTCGGCTTGCTGCCGCTGCCCGCGCTTCTGCGCACGCTGCCCACGCTCCCCTTGCACCACGCCGTAAACTAGCCCGGCCGCCGCAATCGCCGCTTGAACGTAGCCCATCAGGTCAACGCCTCCTCGTACGTGTGCTCGACCAGCCGAACCGCCCCGCGATTGGCGAGACGGGCCAGCAGCCGGTCAAACTGTGTGTCATGGCCCGCGCCCCACAGAAGCACTTCGGCCCCCTCCGCCCGCGCCGCATCCGCAAGGCACGCGCGCAGCTGCCGCCACAGGCCGAACGACCGCGCGACGGGATGCACGTAGCACCATGTGACCACGCACAACTGGCGACGATCGTGGGGCGACACAGCCAGCGTGCCGACCGCGTAGCCCACTAGGCGGAGGTCATCCCACACGGCCAGGGAGAACGCACCGCCAGCGACTTCCGCCGCTTCCATCGCGTGCCAGTCCGGGTTCGCATGATCGAGCCCGAAGACCTCGGCGTAGTGCGCCCTAGTCAGCCCATGCTCGTTGGCCCGGATCTGCGCGATGCTGCTGCGGCGGATGGAATACGGCGGCACCGTAGCAGGCTAGCAGTTGCGGTGCGCCGTAGCAAGCGGGCGTCAACGCTTGGCGGGGCGGAACGGGTTGAAGCCGTCGCGCGACTTCCTCTGCGGACGTAGCGGCAGGTCGTCGAAGGTCACCTTGGTCACCGGAGCCGCGAACGTCAACGCCAGCGCGTCGGCGATGTCCGGGGATGCGCCACCCTTCAATCTCGCCTTGATGTCGTCTTTCGACTCCAGCACCTTACGGCCAGCCGAATCGAACCAGTAGGTGGGCGTGGCCAGCTCGGTTTTCAGGTGCGTGTCGTTCGGGATCGCGCCGCCGCCCCGTAGCCAAGTTGCCATCTCGCACCACATCTCCGCGCGGCGCTTGTCGAACAGGTGAGCCTGTAGCGCCTTGCCACCGAACGGTACTTCGATGATGCGGCCGTGGCCCAGCTGGCGCAGGCGGTCGATAACGCCGCTTCCCGCCCCGGCATCGACGAACACAGCGTCAGGGCTGTGCGCGACCATCTGGCTCGCCACGATGTCCGCCAACTTCATGTTGTCGATGCCACGGTTAACCAGCGGCGGGAAGGCCACAAGGCCACGGCGCATGATGATGACGGACCTGTCATCCCCGAACCGCGCCGGATCGACGCCGAGCACCGTGGCCGCATGGGCAACGTCGCGTTCCGTGTAGATGCGGCGGGCAGCGTCCTCAACTTCCTGGAGGCTCAACAGCTGGTCGACGCCGCCGGCCGAGAAGTCGCACAGGTACTCGCGGGCAAAGCTGCCCTCCGGCATGTCGGCGCGGAGGCGGGCAACTTCGGCCGGGTCGATAGCTTCCGTGTCGTCGACCGTGTAGCGAGCCGCATTCCAGTCCGCTTTCCCCGATGCGCCGAAGTACAGCTCCGAGAACAGGTTGATCCCGTTCGGCGTGCCGATGAACATAGCCCAACCGAGCCGGTCAGAAAGCGCGGGCTGGAGGATGTCCGTCCAGACCTCGGGCTTGATTTGCGCGACTTCGTCGATGACGACGCCGTCCAGGCGCACGCCACGAAGCGCATCGGGATTGTCCGCGCCCCACAGCTTGATGGTGGCGCCGTTGTGCGCAAAGACTACGGCAAGGTCCGCTTCCCGGATGTCGACGGCCGAGCGACGGCGCAGCGGCTCAACCTTGGCCTTGAGGCGAGCCCAGGCGATGCCGCGCGCTTGCGACAGGAACGGCGCGAGGTAGGCGAACAACGGCAGCGGGTGCTGGCACTTCAACGCCTTGTCGACCAGCTCCGCCAACGCCATCTCCGTCTTGCCCGCGCGCCTGTGAATCGCATAGACGGAAAACCTACGACGCTTGCGGTGGCACTCCGCTTGCCACTTGCGCGGCCGGTAGTCGATGACGATGCGGTCGACCGTCACGCGCTACTCAGCGTTACCGGTAACGTCGGGAACGCCCGTAACGACCTGTAACGTCACGCCGCCGCTGTGCTCGACTTGCGCGCGGTCCCGGTACACAGCCAGCAAGCGCGCAGCAAGCCAACGGTAGTTCTCCGTGAGCGTACGCTTGTCCGTTGCCTCTACCGAGTCTTTCGAGGCGGTGCGGCAAACCGCAACCAGTTCGTCGACAAGGCCATGAGTCGCAGCCTCAGTTGCGCGCGCGAGTTCGTCTCGAAACGACTGATTCTCCGTCGTCCATCGCCAAACCGTGCGCCGATTCGGCATTCCAGGCGTCTTGCAGATGTCCGTGAGGCGTTCGCCTTCCGCGATGCGTTCGCAGATGTTGGCGGCGAGTTCTTCGGAGAACAGCGAAGGCCTTCCCATGGGATCACCCTGCGAAGCTGGCGCGGTTGTGTTCGGATGGTGCTTCTTTGCCAGCCATAAGCATGGTGTCAAGTGGAGCGTTCTTGCGGTCCGGCGTCAAGTGGTTCGGTGCGATCGTTCTATTGTCGCAGGATCGTAACGGATAGAAACTTCGCGAGGCTCCCTAACTACCCTCTTGTTTCTACGGTGAAGGCGTGAGTACGTACGCTCTGGCGTTCTGAGCAACCGCAGCAGAGCAGAAGCATGGGAGGGAACTTCCAGTTCCCCCCATCACCCCCCTCGGGCCGGTCGCTGCGCTCCCTGGTTTTATCTCAGAGCGCCTAGAGGCGCGCAGAAGGCAATCCGCAGAGTGCTCCGGTGCAAGTTGCCGCAGTACTGACGCGAGCCGCGCAAGATTTTTCGCGTCGTAACGCTTGCGTTGACGGTCGCTTGCATCTTCCCGATGCGGATTCGTAGTCGCAACGGTTGATAAAGTGGGCGAGTTGGCCGATAGTGGGGGCATGACTCCCGAGTTCCCCACGTCGTCTGTTCTCTCGATCGCGTCCGTTGTGTCGGCGCGGTTCCCGTCGCTGTCTCTCGATCAGTGCGTGTTCGCAGCCCGCCGCGCGGTTGCGAATGGCGAGCGCGATCCCGAAGGCTACGCGCTGTCGATCGCTGGCGACTCGATCGCCGCAATCCAGGTTCGCGCGATGCTGCGCGCGGAGTACGACATCGACTGCGACGCCAGCTACGGCGATCGCGGGGGTGAGTCGTGAACGCCCCCCAGTGCTGCTGCGGCTGGTACGTGCTCGGCACGAGCGGCCCGCACCGCTCGCGTGGTGAGGCTCGCCGTTGGCTGGCCGATGCGCTTGCCGAAATGATCCATGCCGACCAACGCGAGCACGCCGAGCGGCAGCTTGCCCTCATCCATGGCGCAGACTGGCGCGAGCCGGTGTCGCGCATGTTCGGCTGCTGCAATCCGGCCTGCAACCCGTAACCCCTACCCCAATGAATCCCATGGCAACCAACGCTTCCCCCGTCACTCCCCGCACGCTTTACCTGAACGGCGACATCTCGTTCCGCGAGTTCTATGCGCCGATTGCAAGGGCTCTCGGCGCGCAGATTCCC